ATGCGTGCCCTTCTGGCCCACACCTTGCAGCGGATCGCCCGCTGGTTGGCGCCCAAGACCGTGCCGGCGTCCCTGACCGGCGGGCAGTGGTCGGGGCCGACGTTCCTCGACGCCTACCGCCGCCAGCGCAACCCCACGCCCAACGAGCTGCTGGCCGAGCTGAAGAACACCGCCTTTACCTGCGCCAGCATCAACGCCGCCGTCTGTGCCGCCCATCCGCCGAAACTCTACGTCGCCACCCACGACGCGACCCAGCCGCTGCCCCGCTGCCTGTGCCAAGCCCTGGACCGCCGTACCGAGCACCGCCTGCGCCACTCGCCGACCCTGCCGCCGCGCCTGGCCAAGGCGGCGCGACTGGAAGAAGTCCTGGAGCACCCGCTGCTGACCCTTCTGCGGCAGGTGAACCCCGCGCACAATGCCTTTGATCTCTGGGAGCTGACCACGCTGTACCAGGAAGTTCACGGCAGCGCCTACTGGTATCTTGCCCTGGGGCCGCTCGGGGTGCCGGAGGAAATCTGGGTCCTGCCCAGCCAGAACGTCACGCCGCGCCGCCGACCGGACAGTCGGCAGCTGGTCGATTACTACGAGTACCGCAACGGCGCCACCCAGCAGCGATTCCGCCCGCGCGAGGTCATCCATTTCCGCTACCCCGACCCGCGCGACCCCTACACCACCGGCCTCAGTCCCCTCAAGGCCGCCTACGAGAACGTCGCCCTGACCAGCGATTACCTGGCCTTCAAGAAGGCGACCTGGGAGAACTGTGCCATCCCCAGCGCCATCATCTCGCCGGCGGAAGTCCTCGGCGAGGAGGAGCGCGATCGGCTGGAGGCCCAGTGGAATCAGAAGTACCGTCGCGGCGGCGCCGGCCGGGTGCTGGTCGCCGATAGCAGCCTGAAGGTGGACATCCTGGCCCACTCGATGGGCGACCTGGCTGCCCTCGCCGAGTATCGACTGACGAAGGAAGACATCGCCAATGCGTTTCATATCCCGCTGTCGTTTTTGACCAGCGAGACGAACCTCGCCAACCTGCAGGCAGCGGAGTACCAGCACCTGGCCAAGGCAATCGGCCCCCGGCTACAGCGGCGCGACGAGAAGCTCAACGAGCAGCTGGTGCCACTCTACGATCCGACCGGCCGGCTCTTCTTCGCCAGTCACGCCCCGCTGCCGATCGACCCCGACGCCAGCCGGCAGCAGCAGGAACTGGACCTGAAATACGGCATCGTCACCATCAATGAGGTGCGCAGCGAGCGCGGCCTGCCGCCGGTGCCGTGGGGCGACGTGCCCTGGCTGCCGTTGCAGTGGGCGCGGACTGACTACACCGGCCGGGCCGACTGGGATCCGCCTGAGATCGGCCGCAATCGGCCAAAGAAGAATTGAACCACACAGGCACAGAGGACACAGAGCTACTGTTGGGGCGGGGTCTCCTGAGCCCACCACCAGCCGATGGCCCGGTCTGGAAACCAGGCCACAACGAGAGGTTTTGCCCCTCACGGGCGCTCGGGTTTGGACATGCCCTGGAGGAACAATCATGGCATCCGGCAACACGTTGGCCGTCTTCTCGCCGCTGCATCATCAGCCGCCGGCCAGCAACTATGCCCTGCTCGGCTCGCGGAACAGTCATCCGACGCTGGAGTTTGACGCCGCCACCGCCTGGGACGCGATCTTCGGCGCCCTGCTGCCGCGCAACTACTCCGGCAACGGCATCACGCTCACCCTGGTCTGGGCGGCGGCGTCGGCCACCTCGGGCAACTGCAAGTGGCAGGCTGCCTTCGAGCGCCTGCAGGACGGCACCGACAGCATCGGGTCCGACTCGTTCGCGGCCGCGCAGTCCGTGACCGACGCCGCCCCGGGGACCAGCGGCGTGGTGAAGTACAGCACGATAAGCTTCAGCGACAGTCAGATCGACGGCCTGCAGGCGGGCGAGGCCTATCGCCTGAAAGTCACCCGCGCCGCGGCCGACGTCGCCGACACCATGACCGGCAACGCCCAGCTGCTACGCGTCGAAGTGAAGGAGACCTGACCCGTGGCACGCAGCTTTTCCGGCTCCGGCCAGGACCTCAATCTGGGCAGCGCCGCGCTGCTCCAGATCACCGGCAACATCACCGTGGCCTGCTGGGGTAAGACCGGCTCGTCGGCCGTGGGGTACCTTCTGTCAGCCAACGACATCCCGGGCACCAACGGCTGGGGCGTCGGCCATAGCATCCTCACCGCCGGCAAGCTGGGCTATTACAGCAGCGGCACGGGAGTCTGGGCGGAGAATAGCACGGCCTGGAACAACAACGCCTGGCGGCACCTGGCCATTCGGATCAGCGGCCCGGGGACCGGCGCCGGCACCTTCTATCTGGACGGCAGCGCCGACGGCACGTTTTCGCAGACGGCCCCCAGTGCCTACACCGGCACCAAGCGCATCGCTGCCGGGACCGATGGCAGCCTCGCGTTCACCGGCTCGCTGGCCGAGATGGCCGTCTGGAACGTGGCCCTCGACGCCGGCGAGATCGCGGCCCTGGCGAAGGGATTCAGCCCGCTGTTCATCCGGCCGCAATCCCTGGTCGCCTACTGGCCCCTCCGCGGGTACGCCGCGCCCGAGCCGGACCTGTGGAGCAACAACCTGGCCGGCACGCTCACCGGCAGCCCGAGCGCGGTCGATCATCCGCGCGTGCTCTATCCGGCGCTGCTGCACGTCATGACGCAGCCGGTGCTGAATCCGACCAGCACGCAGCGGACCGTGAACCTGTTCGGCCGCCGCGACGTGGCCCCGGCCCTGCCCGCCCGCCGCGACATCAACTTCCGCCTTTCCGGGAGCGTCTGACATGGCCATTGAAACCCCGCTCACCTGGTTCCGCGGCGAGGACGTCACCCTGACCGTGACGCTGACCCCGCCGACGAACATCACCGGCTGGTCGCTGACCTTCACGATCCGCGACAAGCTCGGCGGCGCGGTCAAGATCACCAAGGACAACGGCGGCACCGGCGGCCTGACGCTCACCGACGCCATCAACGGTGTCTTCAAGGTCACTATCGCCCGGGCCGATACTCTGACCCTGGCCGTGCAGTCCTACGTCTACGACATCCGCCGCACCGATAGCGGCAACAACGCCATCGTCGCCTTCGGCAGCATCCAGCTCCGTCAGGAGGTCACGCCATGAAACCGCCCCTCTGCGAAGGGCCCCTCGGCTTTCCGCTCACCGATCAGCAGGCGTTCGCCGTGGAGGCGGCGCTTAAGGCACTGCCGCGGACCGACGAGTTCCGCTACCGCAAGGCCGTGCTGACGCGCGGACCGTCGGAGGTGCTGCCGGGCGAGCGCTCGGACGTGTCGTGGATCACGACCGAGGCCCCCGACCGCACCCGCGAGGTGGTCATCGCCCACGGCATGGACGACAGCCAGTACCGGCTCAACCCGATCGTCACCATGCAGCACGCCTATTCCATGCCACCAGTGGGCCGGTCGCTGTGGCGCAAGGTGGTCCGCGACGGTGCCCTCCGCGGCGTCAAGGCCAAGACGCAGTACCCGCCCCGGCCGGACGGCTGGACCGGCGTGTGGCCGGCCGACGCCGCCTTTGCCTTGGTCCAGGCCGACCTGCTCCGCGGTAAGTCGATCGGCTTTTTGCCAACGAAGGTCCACGTGCCCGACGACCACGAACGACAGACCCACGGCTGGGGCGACGTGCAGCTGGTGATCGACGAATGGCTGCTGCTGGAGTATGCCTGCACCTTCCTGCCCGCGCAGCAGCTCGCCGTGGTCGAGGCGGTGTCGCGCAACGGCCTGGAGCTGCCGGAGGAGTTCGTCCGGCTGATGGGGCTCGATGGGAACTCGATCGCTCCGCAGCAGTCGGACAGCTCGAAGACCGTGGTCTTCACGCCCATCGAGGAGATCGAACGGGCGATTGCCCGCCGCATCGACGCGCTCGACATCCCTGGCCGGGCCCGCAAGGCGATCCAGGATTGCCTGGACCGGGCCCGCGGCCGGGTATAGGCGGCGAACGGGGGGCGTAAGCCCCCTGGTACGACGACCAGTCGGAGACAGAATGCTCTACCAGGGGGCTTACGCCCCCCGTTCGCCAACAGTCTCAACCCGTCAGGGCCATCGCCGGGGGAGGCAGACGCCAAGCTGCCAGCCGGCGCCGCCTGGAGACGGTTTCCGTGTGTGTTCCCCATTCCTTCCGTAACTCAGAGGCCCCATCTCATGTTTGTGCAGCTCACCAGGGACTTCCTCGGCAGCCCGGCCGGCAAGCGCATCGACGTGTCCGAAAGCGATGCCGCCCGGCTGATCGAGCAAGGCGTGGCCGAGGCGGTTGCCGACGACCCGGTCGGGCCGGCCATCACACGGGCGCTGGAGAGCGCCTTCAGCCAGTTCACCCAGGGTCTGGACAGCATCGTCAACGCCTCGCTCCGGGCGTTCGCCGATGCCCAGGCACAAGCCCGCCGCAGCGCCGTGCCGGCCATCTTCGGTCCCGGTGGCAGCGGCGACCCGCGGCACAACTTCGGCGACTTCTGCCTGTGCATCGCGGCCGGCAACAGCAAGCGGCTGGAGGAGGAGTATCACTCCTACCCCGTCGATGACCGCGACGCCCGTACCAAGGCCGCAATGGCCGAGTCCAGCGGGGTGACCGGCGGTTACGTCGTGCCGCTGGAGTTCTACGAGCGGCTCATGACCATCGTGGCGGAGAACACCTTCATCCGCCCGCGCGCCTTCGTCCAGCCGATGGCCAGCGCCGCGTTGCAGTTCCCTTTCCTGGACATCACCACCGTGCATTCGGCCGGCGTCTCGCCCTTCTTCGGCGGGGTGCAGATGGCCTGGACCGAGGAGGCCCAGACCCGGACCGAGACCGAACCGGCGTTCAAGATGATGGAGCTGAAGGCCCATGAATTGTCGGGCTACTCGGTCTCGTCCAACGTGCTGCTGCAGGACGCCGCCTTCGGGCTGGAGAAGTTCCTGCTGACACTCTTTGCCCAGGCGATCGCCTGGTTCGAGGAGTATGCCTTCCTGCAGGGCAACGGCGTCGGCAAGCCGCAGGGGATACTGACGGCCAACGCGACCATCGCCGTCACCCGCGCCGGCGCCAACCAGGTGCAGTTCGCCGACGTGGCCGGCATGTACGCCAAGCTCTTGCCGCTGTCGGTCAACCGGGCCGTCTGGGCGCACAGCCCGAGCGTCATCCCGCAGCTGCTGCAGCTGAAGGACGGCGCCAACCGGGCGATCTTCCTCAGCATCGACCAGGGGATCACGAAGAAGCCGGCCTGGTCGCTGCTGGGCCTGCCGACCTTCTGCACCGAGAAGCTGCCGGCGCTGGGCACCAAGGGCGACCTGATGCTCCTCGACCCGCAGCTGTACGTGATCGGCGACCGCATGCAGATCGAGATCGCGGCCAGCGAGCACGTCAACTTCCTCAAGAACCAGATGACCTGGCGCGTGGTCGAGCGCGTGGACGGCCAGCCGTGGCTGGACAAGGCCGTCACGCTGCAGGACGGCAGCACGCAGGTTTCGCCGTTCGTCGTTCTCAACTAGCTTACCCAGGAGAGCGGCGTCCAAGCCGACTCCCTGGGAGCCGGCTTGGACGCCACTCACCACTTACCAAGGAGCCCCTCCATGTACACCGAACAGCTCAGCCAGGCCCTGCGCCTGGGCACCCCGGTCCATCCCGCTTCCACCGGCACCGGCACCGCGGATTCCGGGTCGGTCGATATGTCGAAGTTCCGCCGGGCCATGTTCCTGGTCAACGTCGGCTCGGTCGGCGCCGCCGGCACGGTGGACGCCAAGCTGCAGGAGTCCAGCGACGATTCCAGCTTCACCGACCTGTCCGGCACCGGCGTGTCGATCTCGCAGATCACGACCAGCAACAAGATCGCGACCCTGGAGGTCCGGGCCGGGCAGCTGACCAAGCGCTACGTCCGCTGCCGGGTGACGATCGGCGGCAACGCCGTGCTGCTGTGCGTCAACGCCATCGGCGGCGAGGCGATCCAGAAGCCCGGCAGCGCCACCGACGCCGCGGCCGTGGCACAGCGGCAGGTCGTTAGCTGAACATCTCGTCATGACCAAGTGGATCACCTTCGCCTGGATCGTCGCCATCATCCTCTACGACGTGTGGGCCTATCGCCAGTACGGCCCCGAGGGCACCGTCAGCGCCACGCTGCGCGAATGGAGCGAGCAGTATCCCGTCCTGCTGATCGCCCTCGGCTGTCTCCTCTGGCACCTCTTCGGCAAGGAACATTAACATGCCCGACCTGATCACCGCCGCCCGCGCCAAGCTGAACATCCCCAGCGCCACCACGGCCGACGACCCGACCATCGACCGGCTCATCGGCTCCTGCTCGCGGGCCATCCAGCGCTACTGCCGGCGTGATTTCGCCAGGACCGACTACGACGAGCTGTACTCCGGCAACGGCGAGGGCCGGCTGCTGCTGCGGCACTACCCGGTCCTGAGCGTGCAGTCCGTCCGCTACCGGCCCGTGACCGTGCTGAAGGTGAACAACAGCGACACCAGCACCAACCAGCAGGCCCGCGTCACGGTCAGCGGCACCGGCCTGACCCTGGTGCGCGTCGCCAGCGGCGCGAAGAGCACCAGCACCTTGCTCTTCGCCGGCAACGCCACACTGACGGCGCTGGCCACGGCCATCACGGCCCTGGGCAACGGCTGGACCGCCCAGGTGGTCGGCGAGTACGGCAGCTGGCCCAGCGCCGATCTGCGCTCGCCGCAGGGCGCCCTGACCGCCTGGGGCCAGGACGCCGAGCTGAAGCTGCACACCGTCGAGCTGGCCGGCTATCAGGTCGATGAACGCCGCGGCTGGCTGTTGCGGACCATCCCCTATTCCGATCCCGAGCTGCTCCACTCCGAGGCCCTGGTCTGGCCGGTCGGGGTCAACAACCTCCGCGTCCAGTACACGGCCGGCTACGACAACGTGCCCGCTGACGTGCAGGAGGCCTGCGCCGAGTGGGTGGCCATCCTCTTCTGGCAGACCAAGCGCGACCCCGGCGTCAGCCAGGAGTCGGCCTCCGGCGCCTTCTCGCGCAGCTACAGCCTGGCCCAGCGCGCCCTGCCCCCTTCCATCGCCCGCCTGCTCGCCCCGTACCGCCAGCACCCCCTCGCCATCTCCGGAGGCTGAAGCAGTTGCCAGTTGCTAGCAACCGGCGACTGGCAAGCTCCAGCAACAAGTAACTAGCAACTAGCAACTACTCCCATGCCTGTACCCTTCGTCCCGAACACGACCTGCGACATCTACCGCAGCGGCAACAGTCCGCCGGCCGCCCCC